CATGAGAAACACAACCAAGGACTGGTTCCTTGAAGCGGTGCCAACTCGTCTGAATAATCCCCGCAAATCCGCGATTGTTGTGATTATGCAGAGGCTGCATGAGGAAGACGTTAGCGGCATTATTCTGGAAAAGAACCTGGGCTATGAGCACCTGATGCTGCCTATGGAATTTGATCCAGAGCGCAGGTGTTCAACTAACATTGGCTTTGAAGACCCGCGCGGCGAAGAGGGGGAGCTTCTCTTTCCCAAGCGTTTCCCGCGAGAAGTCGTTGAGCGCGACAAGCTGGTGATGGGTCCTTACGCATCTGCCGGACAATTCCAGCAATCACCAACGCCTCGCGGTGGTGGCATTATAAAGCGCGAGTGGTGGCAGCTTTGGGATGATGAAACGGCCAATTCCCAAGGTCTATCGTCTGCGGACAAATATCCGCCGATGGACTACATTGTCGCCTCTCTAGATCCTGCTTATACCTCTAAGCAAGAGAACGATCCGAGCGCTTTAACGATTTGGGGCGTGTGGCAAAAAGGCGGTGAATCTGCCCGCCGCATTCTGGGCCGCACGGGTGAGGTGGTCGATTACATTGACGACCGCGATACGGTGCCTTGCGTCATGCTGATGTTTGCCTGGGCAAAACGGCTCCCGATCCATGGTCCGGATATTGAGAAAAACCCTAACGAGACGGAAGCTGAGTTTAAATTGCGCCAGCAGCAGAACTGGGGTCTGGTTGAGTGGATCGTTGACAGCTGCTCCAAATATAATGTTGATACGCTTTTGATTGAGTCTAAAGGATCTGGTATAAGTGTTTCCCAGGAAATTCAGCGATTAAACAGAACCTTAACGTGGAACGTGCATTTGGTTAATCCCGGTAACGCCGACAAAGTTGCGAGGGCCTACGCTGTTCAGCCGGCGTTCTCGAATGGGATTATTTATGCACCTGACCGTGCTTGGGCAGATAAGGTGATGACTGAGGCGGAAAACTTCCCGAAGGGTAAGCATGACGACTTGGTTGACTCCACGACACAAGCTTTGAAGTTCATGCGGGAGCGCGGTCTGTTGCGTCGTCCGGAGGAAATTGTTGCGTCGATTAAGAGCGAGGTTAACGCTCCAAAGAACTCAAAGCCAGTCTATGATGTGTGACAGATGAAAACAGTCTCTGAAATCGAGGCCGAATCTGAATTAGTTCGTCAGCAAATGATGAAGATCGTTGATGAGATATCATGTGGCTTTGATGATAAGCGCGGATTAGAAATTGCGAGTGAGCTTTCTGATTTGTTACGCAAGGCAAAAGGTTTGCAGCTTAAGATAGAATATTTTAACGATATGGCTGAACGTCTATTCATGGCCAATTGTTCTGGGCCACATTAAACATCTTCTGTGTTTTTAAGGAATAATGTAATGGTTGATAGTGATCCACGTTTTCTCCGTAAGCCAGAAGAAGAAGTTCCTGATATGCCTGGCAGCGAAACTGTCGATCTGGGTGATCTGGGCGGAGATAAAGACACTAACCTTATTAAGCTAAAGCCTGATGCTTTGGTTGTGGATCTTCCGGATGGAAGCATAAACATAAATTTTGGCGGCTTTGGCTTTGGTCCTTTGGAAGAGGAATCTTCTGACCATGACGCAAATCTGGCTATTTTTGTTGATAGCGGAACGCTTAGCGGCATTGCTGATGAGTTGATGCGTTTGATTGGCGATGACATTATGCGGCAGGAACAGAAACTTCAGGATGTTGTAAAGGGAATTGAGCAGCTTGGCATTAAGTTAGAAGAGCCGCGTTCAGAGCCAAACAATGAGGGCATGTCGATTGTCAGGCATCCTTTGTTGCTTGAGGCTGTTCTTCGTTTTCAGGCAAATGCGCGCGGGGAAATGCTTCCTGCTGATGGTCCGGTAAAAGTCGTTAATGAAGGCGATGGCGTTTTATATTTGGATGAAGTCGCTAATCAGTTGGAAGAAGACTTTAATCATTACTTAACGGCTGGCGCTCCTGAGTATTATCCCGATACGGATAGAATGTATTTTTCTTTGGGCCTTACGGGTGAGGCGTATAAGAAGGTTTATTGGAATCCTTTAAAGCGCCGTCCTGTTTCTGAGACGATTGATCGCAAAGATATTATTTTGTCTGATGGCGCTGTGTCTCTTGAGGCTTGTGGGCGCATAACGCACCGATCCCGGTTGCGTCCTAGCATTGTTAAGCAAATGCAGCTTGTTGGTGCTTGGCGCGATACACCTCTAATTTCTGGAATTATTACGCCAGATTTGAATGTTGTTGACAAAAAGCTGGACGAAGTTGCTGGCTTGATGGCTAAGATGAACATTGGTGGGTTGGAAGAAGTAGATCGTGAGATTTACGAATGTTATTGCGAGCTTGATTTAAGAGGTTTTGAGCACAAAGAGGATGGTGAAGAGACTGGTTTGCCGCTTCCTTATCGTGTGACGTTGGATAAAGAGAGCCGCCAAATTTTAGAAGTTCGTCGTTGGTGGGAGGAAGGTGATCCTGCTTACACGCGGCAAGAGACATTTGTGGAATATACGTTTGTTCCTGCTTTCCCTGGCGTCAACCTTGGTCTGTTGCATATTTTGGGGAATGCTAATCGCGCATTGACGGCAGCGTGGCGTATTGCGCTTGATAATGGGATGCTCGCGAATTTTCCTGGCGGCATTATGGCGCGTTCGACAGGTAAGCAGCAAACGACAAGCATTCGTGTTGGTCCTGGTCAGGTTGCACCGATGGATGTTGATGGCGTTCCGTTGAACCAGGCGTTTATGCCATTACCATATCGCGATGTGACGGGTGGGTTTTTAACACTTATTCAGAATATTGAGCAGGCTTCGCGTCAAGTTGGTGGAACTGCGGAGACAGCTGTTGGTGAAGGACGCAATGATGCTCCTGTTGGGACAACGATTGCGCTGATTGAACAAGCTCAGAAGGTTATGTCTGCGGTTCATAAGCGGATGCATCAGGCGCAACAGAAAGAATTTATGTTGTTGAAGGATTTGTTCCGTCGCGATCCGGAAGCTTTGTGGCGTAACAATAAGAATCCTCATTTTGAGGCTGACAAGACGAAGCTGCTTGAGGCTTTAAACAACAATGACATTGTTCCGAAGGCTGATCCAAATACGGCTAGTCAGTTATTGAGGACACAGAAAGCTGTTGCGATTTATACTTTGGCGCAGCAGAACCCGACATTCTTTGATCAGCGCGCTGTTTATAACCGCATCTTTAGTATGATGGATATTCCGGACGCTGAGTCGTTGTATAACACGGCAGTTCCTGCACCACCGCCTGTTGATCCAATTAAACAGACGGAAGCTCAAGCTAAGATGCTTTCTGCGCAGGCAAATTTAATGGGTGCTCAGGTTAAGGCGCAGACGGCGCAGGCTGAACACGGAATTAAGGTTGCCAATCTTCAGACGCAAGGCATGGATGTTGCGACGAAGCGTCAGATTGCTCAAGCAGATATTGAGAGCAAGGCGCGTGAGCAACAGGGCAAGATGGACCTTGAGCGCATTCGCTTGGCGCAATCTGCAATTGTTCATAATCAGAAGCTTAGTCAGACAGAGCGCATGAAGGCGGCTGATATTAAGGAAAAGAACCTTCAGAAGGCAATGGATCTTGGCCATAACGAAAAGGTCAAGGGCCTTGATATGGAGAGCGCGCGTCGTCAACAGGCGCAAGAGATTATGCATGACATTAATGAATCTATGGCGCAGCGTATCCATGAGGCTGAACAACAGCAACGTGAGGCTGCGATGCAAGAGCGCGCTGGTCAAGTGCCTTCTGGGGAGGAATAGTTATGACAATTTATATTAAAAGTAAAATGCCATGAAATGCACTAAATGCCAGCAGGATAAACCGGAGACTTCGAAATATTTTCCATTACACAACAAAAAAGTAAATGGGCTTGATAGTTGGTGTCGTAGTTGCAGAAGCAGTTATAGAAATGAAATAAGACGTGGAAGGTTTAGAGAAGTTATTTCAGACGACAAATTAAAAAATATAATAAAGTCCACTTATGAATGTGTTGTTTGCGGCTATGAATTTATAAATGACACAGAAAAAACTGTAGATCATTGCCACAATACAAAACAAATAAGAGGTATACTTTGCAATCATTGTAACCGTGGCATAGGTCATTTTAGAGACGACCCAGATTTATTAGAATATGCAAGAATATATTTGTTATCTTCAAAAAATGATGAAGAATCTGACAAATATTTGAACGACAATACGACTAATAAGGAAGCTTCAAATGGCTAAGTCACCTGCTTGGACTCGTAAAGAAGGTAAAGACCCAACTGGTGGATTGAATGCCAAGGGTCGCGCATCTGCAAAAGCTGAAGGCCATAATTTAAAGCCTCCTGCTCCGCATCCTAAAACAGAAAAAGACGCCAAGCGTCGTAAATCTTTCTGTGCCAGAATGTCAGGAATGCCTGGCGCTATGAAAGAAGACAACGGCGAACCTACACGCAAAGCTTTGTCTTTACGCAAGTGGAACTGCGCCGATGGTGGCGAGATCACGGCCCCTGAGCCTAAGTTAAAGAAGGATGGCGGTTGCGCTGAAGGCTATGCTGCTGGTGGAAGGTTAGATAAAGCACCGCGCGGGAAGAAGCCTATTTGGGACAAGCCGCGTCCTAAGTCTCTTGGAAAGTCAGAGCCATTGTCTTCTGGTGAGAAATCTTCAGCCAAGGCTGCGGCTAAAGCTGCAGGTCGCCCATACCCGAATCTCGTAGATAATCTTAACGCAGCTAAGAAAAAATGACCGACCCAAAACCCTCAACAGGCGAACCGTTATCTTTGCCTGAGAGCAAAGAAACATTAACCATGCAGCTAAAGCAATTAGCTGATGGCAAGCGTTCTGCGGTGTTTGTTGCGGAAGGATCGCCCAAGGTCCTTGTTCCACGCGGGATGAATACTATTCCGACGCAGGAAGGGCGCATACATTTCAACCCTAAGTTTATGACAGCTGACCATGTTCGTCAGGCGATTGCTAATGGCAGGTTAAACGATCTTTTGGGTTATGTGCAAAACAAAGTTGAAGCTTTAGATAATTCTTTGCGTTCTGGCGAAATGCCTAAGTTTGTTGTTTCGCGGGATGAGAATGGCATTGAGCAGGATGCTGCAGCTGTAAGCCCTGATAGGGTGCATGAACAGGCGCAGATTTTTGCGCACAGGGCAAAGCCTGGTTCTAAGGTTGGTATTGAGGATAGTTTTAAAACGATTGCTTCGCGTGAAAGCGCATTCAATGGCGGCCCTGTCAAAGACGCCATGAGAATTGCACATAGAATACGCCGCGCTGAAGGCGGACCATCAGACGAGGAATCTCAAAGAAAGTTTTTAGAAAGAGAATTAAAAGGCTCCGCACCTCAATATGATCCGGAAGGTGGAATAGCGACAGCTAAAGAAGCTGGACGCGAGATCGCTAATCTTACAACGCCTGGAGCAATTGCTGATGCGGCTGGTTATCTTGGCGGCCCATCAGTATTAGAAAACTGGAAGCGTGGAAATAAAGGCACAGCAGCTTTGCAGGTCGCGGGGGCTTTGCCTGTAGTTGGTCCTTTGGCAAAGGGCGCAGGTGCGGCGCATCTAGCAATGTCTATGGTGCCGAAAGCTAGAGCAGTTGAGGACGCTTTAAGGATAGCTAATGATTTAAAAGTTATTCCTAATGCACAGCAGAGCATAACCTCGGCTGGAACTTCTGTTAATCAAGTCCCTGCTTTATTTAATAGCCCTCATTTTGAAATTAAACAAGAAGGCCACCGCAACCTTGATTGGGGAGGAGGTAAATTTGATAAAGCAACTGATTTTTTAAAAAGTCGTGGAGTAGAGAGCAAAGTTTATGACCCTTTTAATAGAAGCCAAGAGCACAACGCTGAAGTATTAAAAGAGTTTAAAAATAATCCTGCTGATACAATAACCATGAATAATGTCCTTAATGTTATTAAGGAGCCAGAGGCTAGATCAGAAACCATCGCCCGAACAAAAGATTATTTATCTCCTAATGGTAAAGCATATTTTACTGTTTATGAGAAATCAGGCAAGGGAGTTGGCTCAGAAACTGCGGGCGGTTCTAGTTGGCAAGAAAATAGGAAAACAAAAGATTATCTAGAAGAGATACGTCAGCATTATCCAGATGCCTACATAAAAGGTAAAACAATTATAGCTGAGCACCCAGAAGGTAAAAATAGAAAACCTAAATTTAAAGGAGGTCCAGTCAAAGACGCCCTTGACCTAGCTTTTAGAAACAAAAAGCTCCCGCAGATGTCGGACACCGTTCTGGATGTTCCGCGCAAGGCTGCGGAGATGTTTCCGTTTATTAACAACAGCAAATTAAATACTAAAGTTTCAATACGCCCCGACCGCAATTGGGCAGAGACTTATCCTCGTGGAGAAATAGGCAGCAAAGAAAATCCACGCCCCAAGGAGTTTCCAATCAACGAAACTGGCGTAGAGATCTATCGCCCTGATTTTTCACCTGCGGATTATGCAGCTGAAATCTTGCACGTTGATCCTAAAGCAAACCGGGCTCGTGAATCTTTAATCAAGGCCCTTCGTCCTGATCAGCTAGATTACATCAAGCAAGAGGGCGATTACGAGGAAAGTATTCGTCAAGGTCAAAGTCCCAAGCGGGCTTTGCAGAACCAGATTGACGGAATGCTCCGTGGCTATGTCATGCAGGATCAGGGTTATTTGCCCAATCAACCTGTGCGGTCAGCTACGGACGTTTTTGACAAGCAGCATCAGCAGCCAAAATCTGTTGTTGAGGAAATGAAATATAGCCCTGAACAGAAAAAAGAGTTAGAAGAATTAAAGAGTTATACGACCAAACGCGCCTCTGGAGGGCCAGTTATGCATGACGATACACGATATGCCTTGAGGATTGCGAATGGACGCCAAGGCTACGCGGATGGCGGCTCTCCTACAATGGTGGGCGCTTCCCAGCCGATGGGCGCGGACCCAACGACTCAATTTATCAGAAATCTGGCAAATGCTGGTTTTCCTCCGGAGCAGATTAATGCGATTTTAGGATCTCAGACCCAGCAGTTGCCTGGAACGCAGCAGCAAGCTATTTCTCAGCAGCAGCTTATGCCTGCACAGATGCCTCAACAGTTTCCTTTAGACCGCCAAGTTAGCCGCACCTTTAAAAACTATGGCCAGCCTGCAGATCAGGCGACAATCGACAATATTGTTGGGCGTATAAATGCTGGCGATTTTTCTTATGACCAGTTTGATGATTGGGCCAGAGGCCAATATGGCCGTCCAGTTGGCGGGATTGGGACGCCTCCCCCTGGGTCCGAACAGCCAATAGACGCAAAACCAATTGTCGGTGATGGCAGTCAACCTGGTAATCCTCGCTTTTACCCAGGCGGATCTCCTATCTTCCCCCCGCCTATTGATGGAGGCGGCATGGGTGCCGAATTGAGCTTTACCCCTCCCCAAGGACAGCCAATGCCGGAATTTTTACCTCCCGGCGGCCAAATGACAGCGTCGGATATTTTTGCCCCCTTGCAAGCTGGCCAAAGTCCAATGACCAGCACTCCTAATTACAGCGATACAAATCCAGCTGATGGATTAAGAAGCCAATCTGATTTCCAACATGATTTGGCTAATCAAATTGCGCAACTTGGCTTCCCTGGTTTTGGAGCTCCGCAACAGAACCAACTGAATGCTCCATCCCAAAGCAATGCTTTGAATATTGCTAATTCTGCAATTATGGGTCAGCAGCCAGCTTATGGTTCTGGGTTTATCCAGGGCGGTAATGGTGGTTTTGGGCCTGGTAAAGATGGCTCTGGAACCATGGCCCATGGTCCTGGGGGCGCGGCCATTGGTTCAGGGCTCAAGAACGGTCCATCTATGCCCTCTGGCGGTTATGGTGGGTTTGGTTCTGGGTATAAGAACGGCCCATCTGGTAATTTTGGCGGCGGCGGTTTCATGCCTGGCGGTATGGGCGGCATGGGATTTAAATAATAATTTTTACGGGATGCAGAAATGAAAAAGATTGTTGGCGAAGCTCTTAAACTTTCAGCTAATTTTTCTGGCATGTCTGGCAAAGCGCCGAAAGTTAAGATTCGTAAGTCTAAAGGTGTTTCTGCGCCTAAAGTTTCCGCTCCTAAGCTGCCTAAAGGAAAGAAGCTTTCTATTCCTTCTGCGCTAGGCGTTCCAAAGAACAAGCAAGGTTTGCCTTATTCTGGCGCTGTGCTGACGAAAGTTAAGGAGCCGGCAGTTAATATAACAAAGACGACGGTTACGTCTTTGCCTGAGATTGCAAATGCTAAAGACCCAACGTCCATGCTTCCTTTTTCAAAAGGCGGGGAGATTGGAGACGCTCTTCGTTTAGCCAAAGGAAAAGCATCCAAGCGCCGTGGATACGCATTAGGGGGTCAGCCTGTTAATAGTGTTAATCCTAATAATCCTGATCAGCAGGAAGATCCGCAGCCTGCTCCTGAATCAAATCCTGCCGTTGCTCCTAATCCTGCCGTTGCTCCTAATCTTGGCTTACAGCAATATTATCAATCTTTGATAAATTCTGGTTCGTTTTCTCCGGTGCAAGCCAATGCGATTCTGGCTACGCAGCCGGGATGGCAGGGTGCGCAATCTTCTGCCCCTGTTGTTGCGAGTGATTATGGGTCGTCGAACCTTGGCCCTGGGCCCTTTGTTCCTGGTTCGACTCCATCACCAACTCCATCACCGACAACGTCACCGACAATTTCACAACCTAATACAACGCCTGTTCAGCCAGGTTATCAATCCGGAACTCCAGGAGGGAATACTCCGACAAC